GAAGGCTTTGACACAGACAGCGTCGGCCTAAAGATGGGATGGGGGCAACCGCTGAACTTCCGTGGTGCTGCATCTCCCAAGAGCCTGATCGAGTTCTCTGCAGGGTTGGTCATCCACGACGAGAAAGATCCAATGGACCCAGTCGGGATCGAGGCATCACGCGGACGACTACAGGCGATGAAGCACAAGTGGGAACTAGCCCTTTCTAACCCGAAGCTACCAGAGCAGGGAATCGACATTGACTACATGGAGGGATCACAAGGCAGAGCAGGTTTGTGGTGTCCTGAGTGCAAGGAGTACGTTGTCCCAGAGTGGCCGGATAGTGCGAACAGGAATCATCCAAACGATGTGATGTGTCCGAGCTATGATCACAAGCTCGACAAGATGAACGGCAAGTGGATCCACAAGAAACAGAAAGCTCCACACCTCTCGTACTCAATGTCTCACTTCTTGTCACCAACAGTGACTCCTGGTGAAATGATGGATGACTGGGATTTGATACGCGGTGACGCAACAAAGATGGAGGCATTCTACAACCTCAAGTTGGGCCAGCCTTGGGCAGCAGCAGGGACGCGAATTACCGATGTATCCGGCTTGCCGTCAATGGGCGAGATGGCACCTTCCTACGATAGGCAGAGTGTGATGGGCGTAGACGTAGGAACGCTACTACATGTGGTCGTAAGACGATCGTGGGGCGGTATCTTGTGGGCGGGTAACTTGGTCGGAGACTCCCAGTGGGAACAGCTTGGCCGTATGATGCACGCATACAATGTCGAGCATTGCGCGATCGACATTCGGCCTGAGACGACGAAAGCCGCGGAGTTCTCTAAACTGTTCCCAGGACGAGTGACTCTTGTCGAGTACAACTCCAATCCTTTGGCGAAGGAAGAGAGTTGGGGAGAGGAGAAAAGGTCTGGTGTGCCGCTTTACTCCGGACTGAGATCGGAGATGCTTGACAAGGCGATGGCTCTAGTTCTGTCGAAGACGGAGGGAGTGCCTTCGAATCTTCCTACAGACTTCTGGGATCACTTCAGAGCGGTGACAAGGCAGCATGTGACGAGGGCTGATGGTAAGAAATACGTGTCGTACGTGAACACGAAAGCAGATCACTATGTCCATGCGTTCAACTACGCTGTATTTGCAGGGACGCGGTTCGAAGGATCTGACGGTGAGAGAACACAATTCTTCAGTCCGAGAGGGCGTGGGAGGAGATGAGGGTGATGTATGAAATTGAAAAGGGAATAGAAATGCCGGGAGCGAATAATGGTGGCCGAGGAAGACCATCCAAATATCCGTGGCTTAAAATGGAGATTGGGGATTCCTTCTTAATTCATGGTGACAAGAGGCTTCGGTGTGCTGCATCGAAGGCGAATGCGAAATATGATCGGAGATTTGCGACGCGAACGGTCGAAGGCGGCGTCCGTGTATGGAGGGTGGAATGAAACTGACGAAAGGAACGATACTGAAGGCGAAGGGCGGATGGGATGCCGAGGTGATCTGGATTGGGCGACGAATGGAGCTAGGGGATAAGCCTCCAACAATTATCAAGCCATTTTGGGCTATCCATAAGCCAGGAACGGACAAAGAAACGGATCCAATCCGACATGGATCGAACGGGAATGTGAATCAGGGGCCATACTACAAGCGAGCACCGGCATTCAACGGCCATCCAGCCGACCTTGAGATGGGGGAATACGAGCTATGATGGATTGGTATGTATGGAAATGGCCACTGATCATGGCAACCGTTGTTGTATGGTTGGTCGCTACTCTTTTCATCGCAGGATTTGTGCGATACTACATCTGGCCATTGACAGGAGGATGACGATGAAATACATCAGAGGGCAAGACGGCTGCATCTACTCAGTGTCACGGCTGATGGTGCCGTGTGAGGGGCATCCTGAAAGGGAGTCAATCTGGCGCATGAGAGTTATCACGGCAGATGGGCATGATTGCGTCTACGCGACGTACAGCACGGAGGTAAATGCTCACCTAGCGTACACGGCAATATGGGGATTCATGGCCAGCGACGATAGCATGATGACGTTCAATCTTGGCGTTGACGGATTGCCAGATTGGTTCGGCGCAAAGGAGAAAGCGAATGACGACACCGACAACTGAAACGAAGAATGGCAAGAGGGTAGTCTACGTGGGCGACCTGAAGAACGGTGCATCGCAACCCATAATCCTTTCCCTCATGGGATTCGATGTGGAGTCACATGATCCTATCCGCGTGGTGATCAACTCTTACGGTGGGTACGTTGACGAGATGTTTGCCATCTACGATGCGATGAAGATGTGCGACTCTCCTATCGCGACTGTCGGAATCGGAAAGATCATGTCGGCAGGCGTACTGCTCCTATCGGCAGGGATGAAAGGAGAACGGCGCATTGCACGTAGCGCGATTGTAATGGTTCACGAACTGTCGGCAGGCACTTGGGGCAAGCTGTACGAAATCGAGACAGAGGTTGAGCAGTGGAAGCGAGATCAGCAGAGGATGATAGCCGCGCTTGCGAAGGAATGCCGCTGCAAAATATCGGCAGTAAGGGCCATGATGGACACTCACAAAGACACGTATCTCACGGCCCAAGAAGCTAAGAGCTACGGAATCGTTGACAGGGTGGTATGATGACAACACCGATTGACACGCTATTCAACATAGGCAAGCTGTTCACGTTCTTCGGCGCTGTGATGTTCATCTTTCTTTCGATCAATGGGCAGATGACGTATTGGTTCCGTGCCAGGAACACAAAGACGTCTGACCTCCCGAAGAAGTATCGATTTCTTGCGAAGGCCGCGCTGTGGGAGTGCTACTTCTTTGCAGGATGGTTCGCATTATTCGTAACGGTGGCGCTGTGTCGGGTGCTTTGGCGACTGGTAACAATTGGGTGGTAAGGAGAATCATGAGTAGCGAAACAGAAGCGAGGAACAAGGACATTCTGGATTTGGCGAGAGACTTCTTCGATGCAGTGAAGGAGCGCAAAGACTGGCGCCCGTTTGCCCAATTGCGATCACGCGAGATGAAGAAAGAGCCAAGCATTCCAACGTTCCAGTCGTTCAAGATATTCAGAACGCGGAATCCTGGGAAAGGACGCGATCCCGATCAGATGAGAGTGGTGCGGCTCGAGGTCACGATTGGCGGTAGCCAGAATATGAAGCTGCAGACAGTCCCTGCCGAGGTCTTAGCTGTCAGGGAGGTTGACTGGGATCCGTGTGAGGCGTGTGACGGTGAGGGGCATACCGAGGAAGAGGAAGTCTGCGGCAAGTGCCGTGGCACAGGAAAGATTGATCTCCACCCTCCGAGGATGCCAGAGCGTGGGACGGAAACGTACGAACATGATACAACTAACGCAGTCTGGGGCATTTGTCCAACTTCTTTCAAGTTTGCTGCTGGCGAACGGAGGCTAGTGAAGCTGTAATGACTCCTGACGAGATGCGAAATCTGTCCCTAGAGACAAGCATGGTGGCCGTGCAAAACATATCCTTTGCCGGCCACTCAGGGCTTGTCACATTAAAACTCGAGAGAGGCATTGTTCGAAGAGTGTGGGCAGGGACTCCTGATGGACTGTGCCTGTGGGCTGACGGAAAGACTTTGTTTCACGTCCTTGGGAATGTAGCACCACCGTTGGCTCATGGATGAGGAGAAAGGATGCCAAGAACGACAACACTGAGCAAAGAGGAACTCGTTAGCCTGTGCCGCCTGATCGGATGCAGCGGCATGAGTCCTAAAACATGCCCTGGCGATCCTGATTGCGACATTCTGGCAAAGATCATCGGAGAGGCTTGATTTAATCAACAGAAGCTGCTAGACTGAACTTGAGCAAGAAGATGACGCTCATTGGTGGCAAAATGCCATCGGTGGGCGTTTTATGTGTTCTGGAGGGGGAGATATGGCAGACGATCGACTGACCCAAGCGGATTTTGACGACGATGTACCTTATGAGCAAAGCTCTCTCAAGAGGGCGGCAAAATGCACGTATCCTGGCGACGACAGCGATTATCACGTACTGGAAGTAAATATGTCTGTCAACGGCGGACTCACGTACGGAGCAACGAACGAAACTGACAAGACTTTGTCTATCACGCTCTACGGTGCATTCGAATCAGGCGTAGATCCTGCCGGTGAAGCAGCCTTCCCGATTGATATTGTTGGATTCGACGTACTCACGGCCTCTTCTGACTACACGACAACCACTGACAAATTCCCGTTTTACCTCATCCGATGCAAACTCGCAGCAGGACCAGACGGAGAAGACGTAACGATCAAGGCTTGTAGCTGGGAACAGTAGGGGGGGAGATATGGCTGGATTCGGAGCTGTAGGCAAATCATCACAGAATCTAGGGTATCTAATGGCGACGGCAGATGCGTGCATGGTGTGGGTGCAGGCACTTAATCCAGACGACAACGACGCAGATTATATCGATATGCAATTCGGAGTACATGGGTATCCAGAGTAGGACAGGAGTCTAGTGAAACCAACATCACGTACGCGATGGCAGACGGTCAAAGCGCAACTGGTGAAAGTGTGGAAGAGATTCAAGGCATGGGTAGGAAGACTGATCGACGCGATGGGCAAAATCTGAAACTGGAGTGATGAACATGACCGAGGAACACAAAGAGACGATGACGAGCAGGGTATTCCACGAGCAGGTACAGCTTATGAAAGACACGCTCGATCGCGGTTTGATGATCTACCAGGGTGACAAGACAAACCGTGGATACCGACAGTACAAGCAAGAGACGATGCGAACGTTCCACGAGTTCATGGACGGCTTCTTCGCAGGATTGGTGAAGGCAGGACTGGTACAGAAATGTCAATGCGGGGCAACGACTCGACGATGGAGCGACTGCCCTCTTTGCGGAGGATCGGGATATATGGCGGTAGAGGAGGCGGACGATGGCATTCAGAGTAATTGAGAAGCACTGGAAAGAGTGTCATCAGCGCCCTTGGAGAGAGTTCCGTCGCCCGAAATGGTACGAGATCAAATGGTTGGTCTATCTGGCTCGATGGACGCGAACGAAGGTAGTGATGAAGGTGAGATTTCCTTTTGTGCGAACTCGGGTCGATTTCAGTAGCGGTGAACCTCTCGTGGCATTCGGAAAAGATGGAATTATCTGTCAAGCAGCTTGGATGGAAGGAGGACTCTAGTGGGCTTCATGAAGATGCTGGATAGAGCATTGGGCACCCCTACGAAAGAAGTAGAGATGACCCCCAGCCGATTACTAAGAGGCGAGCGCCCGCAGTACAACGACGGGCGTGTTACCCTTCCTACTGGCCTCAGAGACATCTTCAATGCCTTCAAAGAGGATCCCGCTGTATTTACCGCCATCGAGCGTATCGGGGCGTCTATTGCAGACATTCCTTTCGTCATCATCGAAGCAGATCAGGCGAAGGAAGACCGTAAGTTTGCCAGTGCACGACACTTCCACGCAGCGTCACGGGCGAAGACCTATGCTGGCGTGATGGAGAAATGGGCGTCGATCGAAGGCGGACGGGTAATCAGGCA